CGGAGCCGTCGCCTTTATTTGTAGTCATTGATCGAAGCCTCGGCAGCCTCGCTGCATGGGATGGTTTCGATGACGCCGGTCAGCGCCAATTCAGGGAGCGCGGTGTCGATCTTGCCGGACTTCAGGCCGGTCACAGCGAGCCCGGAAAGTGCAACGCCGCCATTCGCAACCCAGCTCCAGAGGCGACGGCTATTTTTCAGAATCACTTGATCCCCGCTCTGGCTGACCAGTTCACCAGCATGCACGCCAGCCGAGTAGCAGCGGCAAATCACGTACTTGCCAACGAATGGATGGGCTACAGGCGCAGCATTCGAGCCCTGGAACATCGCGGCAATCTGCTTGAGTTCGCCGTAGGTGAGATTATCGATATTGCTCATTTGTTGCTCCTGTCGTTTTGGTTCCAGGCAATCCCTGGTACTGGCAAATCCCCAGTTAAGGGGCTTGGGGTGGGCGTGGTTGGTTACTTTTGAAAGTAGGTTTCGGCCTTTTCCCGCGTGATGCGAAGGTCTCCATAGTAGAAGTTCAAGCGCTGACCCCGACGAGTCATCAAACGGACGCAAGTGATGTCGCCGTAACGAGCCTCGCCGCAGTTATTCGCAGCAAATGTTGCATTGTTTTGTGCCATCTGGATCAGCATTTGAATGGTCATTTCGTCTTGCTCCGTTGTTCGCTTGTGTTCCTGTTGGTATAGATACTATCGGCAGGTAATCACTATGTCAACGGTTAGCCCGCAAAGAATTGCGACTTTTTCCTGACCTTCTCGATGCCGTACCGGATGGCGTCCATGTAGTGATTCCACTTGTCGACGATATCGGTCAGCACGTCGCCAGACAGGCGATCAACCTTGTAGGAGTACATCCTGAATTCCTTGATAGTCTCCTTGCACCTGGCATGCACCACGATTTCGTCGAAGGCCTTCATGAATGAGATGCCGTCCTCGACACTGCCTTTGCCCTTAGCGCACGCCTCCATTTTTGGAATGCACGGACGGCCGCTCTTTGGGTCTGGTTTCTTCAGGTGGCTGATCAGCTCGGGGCGGGCGTTATCAGCGACCACAACGTGCTTCTCAATGCCTGGTAGCCCCTTGATGAGCATGGCAGCCATATCGTCGTTCTCAATCTCGATTCCGCCGGCCTCATATTCCACGTACAGCTTTCGGGCGTGAATCCAGAGCTTGACGCCAGCCGTCGGGTCCTGGCTGAAACCAAAGTCCAAGCCGAAGTACGGGCCATCCCAGTCGGCGCCAGCCTCGAACTCAGATATTCGATATTTGTTCGCAAAGATTTGCGCGACAGAGTTTTCGCGGTAGGCGCCATCCCATATCCAAGCGTAGGTTTCCGGGTCAAGGTTGCGCTGATCGTTGCGGCGCTCGCCGTCGAGAACGGCAGGGAACCACGGGTTGTCGGCGTAGTTCAGCTCAACGATTTTCGCATCGCCAGCTATCTCTTTGCGGAACCGCTTATCAACAGGGCTGCCATCCAGCTCCGGGTTCCAAGTGATCCAGACTTCGGAGCCGTCGGCGCGAACAGTTGGCAGAAGCTTCTGTAGCGCAACCTCAGACACGCCCTCAGCTTCGTCGATCCAGGCTATCAGGATGCGGGCCTTCGACTTGATGCTGTCCAGGTTGTGGCGCAGGCCCGCAAAGACGTAGTGGACTCGACGGTTGCGCGTTCGAATATACCGCTCGCCAATGTCGAAGTAAGCATCGAGCCAGGGAGTCTCGCGGATTGCCTGCTTGATCTCCTCCATAGACGAATCTTCCAAGGAGTTCATGAACTCGCGACCGCAAAGAATGACGCCGCTGATATTGGCCTCAGCGAACATGTAGGCGCGCACAGCGGTCATTAGCGCGAAGCTGCGAGTCTTGCCTGAGCCGCGACCTCCGTGCGCCCCACGGTAGCGAGCAAGGCCGCTGAACACGGGTATGAGTTTTGGCGGCAGCTCGACTCTGGCTTTAGTCATTTATCAGGCGCGACGAGTTCGATAACAGTAGGGAGCGGCGACATCGAGCCGTCAGTGCTTGTTAGGTCGAGCTTGTCGCCATACTCACGCGGAGCAATCTTCGATGCGCGCCATCGGTAGTGATGCGAAAGCTCCTTTGCCTTCTTGAGTTCAAACTCATCCTCAGCTTCTTCAATGCATCTTTCGGACTTCTCGTCCCAGTATCTAGCCATAGCTGACCGGCATTCTTTCACGCGCGCGGAACGCTCAGGATCGACTTCAATCCAAGCTAATAGCGACCCAATCGATACGTCCGCGTTATGCGCAATCAGCGTCAGGGAGTCGCCCTCGCCAATGCAATCGCATATCTCGTCAAGGCCTAGCGCGTCGAGCTTGGTCCTGGCCTCTGCTGCTCTGCTCATTGCATTCTCTCCAAATCTCCTGTCATCGGAATAATGACTATACCACTTAATCGCCACCAATAAAAAAGCCCCGCAATCGGTCAGGAAAGCGGGGCTGTGTTGCAGCGGACATTTGAGCATCATCGGCTACGAGAGAGGCTTTCCGCTTTTGGCGCTGGTTGATTCAGTAACCGCAGGCGTAATCGCAAAGCCAGAGGTATTCCTCTTGCGTGATCTGGCCAGAAGACTTTGCATGCTCAACATCCCGCCAAACAAGATCCATGGCGTCATGGCCTACAGCCTTTTGGATGCAATCAGTCAAATCGTCGAATACTGACATGGCAAATCCTCAATATTGCTGGTTGATGCTTGAAACGGTCGGCGCCTCCCCGAATGCAGGTTTTTCGCTTCCGTAGATGACCTGGCGCCAGACCATTCGGTGTCGCGATTCCTTTCCGTAACGCTGGCAGGTCAGTGAGGAATCGAACCCCATCCGCAAGGATTTGGAATCCCGCATGCATTTGCCATAACAACCCCGACCTTGAATTAGACCTCGGAATTTTTACCGTGGCCCCGAGTCCACTTCCCCCCCAATGATGCATACAGTAGTTTGAGATCGGAGTCTAAGCAGGAGGTATTGAACCGCCAATCAACTACCAGCGTTCATCTGAACGCCTATGCTCGTCCGTCTATCTGGCCGTTAGGCTATCTGCATCGATCCAAACAACTACGGCTTAAGCGATGCCTCGCGTTATCGCCTGCGTCATCTGTATCCGTGTAAGCACTGGGTAGGCAGTTCCAGTTATCGACTCAGCCTTATTCGAGACCGATACAATGCTTACGCGTGATAAAGACGATTGCCGCATCTGCGGTCACACTTCTGAGGGGAAACTGTGAAACCCTCTTACGGTTTACTCAAACATCAAAGCGTTTTGGTCCGTCATGTGGAGCTGATGACCTGACAGTGGAGATTGCTGCCACTAACTTTGATGCATCCCGAGCCGTAACGGTACTTCGCGGCGCTGGTTGATTCTTTGCTTCGGTGGAATTGTTATTCGGCTGGTCAGTTGCGATGGATTCGAACCATCACGCTTTTAGGGTTCTGACTTTCGCCAGTTCGTCCGAGCCATACAAAAGACGAAACACATACAACTGGCCATGCGAATAACAACTTCAATTTTAAAGAGCGTTAAAAAAAGCGGTGCCAGTTCTCGCTTCGCAGCCTCTCGGCTCCACTATCCTGATTTCAGCTCCACCTTTCGGTTTCTACGCCTACTGCTTCACCGCTTGAGACGAATGATCGCCCACCTCCATCACTATGTCAAATGGTTTTTCGCGATAATCGCTAAAAATTTATAGCTGTCAGAAATCACTGTATCGATAATTGTCGCCTGACGACCAAATCTGCAAAACCTGACTTTTGGGTAAGGAAATTAAGTGCGCGCAGTTACGTGCAGAGTGCGGGCAGCTACTGCACGTAGGTCTAGCCCTTGTGTGGCGTGGCTTGCAGAGATTCTGCGGGCAGTGCGGGCAGTTTTCAGGGGCGCGCATTTTTCTCAGGTTTACAACTGGTTAAAAAATAATCAGAAAACCATTTTTTTTAAAAAACTGCACGTAGAGCACGTAAACCACCTATAACCCTTACGCCGCGTGGCTTTGAGGTGCGGGCAAATGCTGCCCTCAACCTGCACGCAGGCCGCACATAAACGCGCTGAACATTCGCTGAACATAGAATAAACGCGCAAACCGCTCACGAACGTTGACTGAACTTTTTTTGCGGAATACACTTGCCAGGAAATCACCAAAAGGAGCCAGGAATGACCCAGATCGAAAGTGGCATACCCGTGCAGAACTGCCGAACAAAAAAGAAGTACCCGTTCGCCAAGATGGAGGTTGGCGACAGCTTTTTCTTCGAGGAATTGCCGGAGGTTGAGAGCGCTCAGAATGCCGGGAAGGGGTACGCAAATCGTCACAATCCTGAGTTCAAAATGACCCGCCGTAAGGTGGAGGGCGGCTATCGTTTGTGGCGGATCGCATAATGGATATCGATATCAGCAACCCACCTGAATTTGACGCTGCACCTGTAGAGCTTTATACGACGGTTATGCCGGATGACGATGAATTCGCCATTGAAGCGTATGACATCGGCGTGTATGAAGAGATTAAAAAAGACGTTCCGATGCCGGCCCCTAGACCCGCACAAAAGCGCAGAACTAAAAGACAGGAAGTGCTACCTGGGACCGAAGTAATTGAGCCGATGCTCACGATACCCGATGAGCTGATGGATACAGTTATCGGGCGCCTGGC